ACGAACGCATGACCACGACAAACAGAGGATTCGCGAAAGTCGCCGCATCGAGCCCGGATTACGAGGGAGCAACGGGCGGAGCCTGGGGAGCACTCGGGGCAACGCTCGATCTGCTCGATGCTGCTCTCGGAGCGTTGGCCTATGCTGCCGACGGTGCCATCGCCATCAAAGAGGGCACGGCCGCTATCACCAAGAGCACGGCCGCCGCGCTGACGCTCGCCGCTCCGACGGCGGGCTTGCCTTCCGCCGGCGGAGATGACGGCAAGGTCCTTCGGATCATCGGCACGACGGCTCACGCGCACACCGTTACTACGCCTTCCAACAAGATCAACGGAAATAAGCTGACGGCGACGTTTGCCAATGCGGGCGATGCGATCGTCCTCGTCGCGTATGGCGGTGTTTGGTACACCGAGTCCAACACCACGACGCTCGGCTAGGTTCTTTTTTTTTCAAGGGTCTCCCGTATGACCCGCGTGCGGTCACCGTGCGCGGGATTTTTTTTGCCCTGAAGGAGGGCTCAAAGAAATGTCTCAGACAAACATCGCAACTCAGTCGATCGTAGGCCCGTACCCGGCGGGGGGAACCGTAGCGGCGCTCGCGCTCGATCTCGTATGGACGGCCGCCGACGTCTCGAACGGGAATAAATTTACGTTCACCGGCAAGGAAATCGTCCTTGTCAACAATACCGACGCTTCTCCTCACCATTGCACCTTCGCGTCGGTCGCTGACGAGCACGGGCGAGCGGATGACGTCACGAGCTACGCGCTCGCGGCCGGCGACATCGCTGCCTTTAGCTTCCGATCGGGAGCCGCAGGATGGCAGCAATCCGACGGGTCGATCCACATCTCGGCCGACAATGCGCTCGTGAAGTTCGCGATACTCACCGTCACTCCCTAGGCGATGAAAACGACGGCGATAAACGCCGGCGAGCTCCGGCACCGAGTGTCCATCCTCACAGCGAACCTTACTCAAGATTCGTTTGGGGGCTGGAATATAGGTGCCGACAGCATCTTCGCCCAGGACGTGCCGGCAAAGATCGAAACGCTGACCGGCCGAGAGCTCTACTCGGCGCAGCAAAAGGTCAGCGAAGTTACTCACAAGATCACGATTCGCTGGCAGCCCGGTATCCGATCGAACATGAACATTCAATGGTTCGACGAGCGGAACCGTTTCTTTCAGGTTCAGGACGTTCAGAACCCGGATGGAATCCATGTCGCGCTCGAGCTTTTGTGCATCGAGCGCGACGACTCGAGCCGCAATGTCTGATGGCGTCCAATTCAAGATCACAGGCGGAGACGAGCTCGCAAAGCTGCTCGAGTCTCGGCCTCCGATCTTGGCCTCGAGAATAATAAGAACGTCTCTACGTGGCGCGGTCCAGCCGTGGAAACAGGAGATGATCGCCAGAGTACGCCGCGGTTGGCATGTCTTCTCGCACGCGATTCTGAAAGGACGCAAAGGGCAAGGAAAGCTCGCGGGCGGACGAGAGCGCGAGTACGGCGTAATCGCAGACCACATCGTGGTTAAGACGACCGTCGATGCCGGAGGATTCTCGGGATCCGCGGCCGTCTATCCGACGAAAAAGGCCTTTTGGGCGAAGTTTCTCGAATTCGGAACCGTAAAGATGCGCGCCTTCCCGTTCATTCGTCCGGCCTTTGAGTCGCGCAAGCAAGAGGTGCTCGATCGATTTGTCGAGGACGTCAAAGAGCAGCTCCGCGGCGATCTGGATCTGCGCTAGATGCTTCAAGAGGGGCTCGTAAATCTGCTGCTGAATGACACGGCGACCGTCGCCTTTCTAGGCACACCGGGGGAGCGGCAGCTAGAGGACGGAAACAACAAGCCCACTACCGGAATTTTCGTGGGCGACCTTCCTGAAGGCACTCCGCTTCCGGCTATCGCCTATCTCGATATCCATAGCGAAGGCGCGATGACGATGGACGGACCGGATCCGTTCACGATCACGCGAATTCAGTTTTCGTGCTACGGAGCAAACTACGCGGACTCGAAGCACCTGGCGCGAAGAGTTCGTCAGGTCCTCGAGGCTTTCACGGGAACGCTAAACGAAGGCACTGAGATCGACAGCATTCATCGCGTTAGCGAAATCGATCGCTTCGAGGATGTGCCCTTTGGATGGCTTACTGCAGTAGACGTCGAGATCGCCTATCGCGACGTCGGCACTTAACGTTCTAGGCAGATTCAAGTTTTGAGAGAGGCCGCTCGGAAATCGGGCGGCCTTTTCCATTTTAAGGAGAAAAAACAATGAGCTCAGCATTTGCACCGCGGGGCACGCAACTTATGCGCAGCCCGGACGGTACCAGCTACACGAAGATTGCCGAAGTGATCAAAATCGATCTCTCCGGAATGAAAGCGGACCTGGCTGATGTTACCAACATGGATTCGACCAGTTCGTTCCGTGAGTTCCTTCCGACCTTGCTCGATGCCGGCGAATGCAAGGCCGACTGCAACTTTATAAACGCGGACACGATCCAAAACGATATCGAGGCCGATTTTACGGCACAGACTTTGCTCTACTGGCGAGTCCAGCTGCCGAACACGCGCGGAAAATATGAATTTCAAGCGTACGTGTCCGGCATCGATCCGTCGTTTGAGGTCCCCAAGCAGGCGACGCGCGCTGTGACCCTAAAAATCACTGGCCCGAGAACCTGGACCCCATCGGTCTAGGACCGCGCTGAAACATGACGAAAAAGAAACCGGCGATCGAGCGCCGGATTTCTCCCTCCGTTGGCGTCGAGCTCGATATCGACGGCAAGCCCGTCACGCTCAATCTCTCGTTCACTCTCAACGCGCTCGCGCGCATTGAAGAGCGTACGGGCTTGAAATTAGTGGGAAACATATTCACGCTTTGGTCCGAAATGACGTCGGCAAAAGTTTTTGGGACCACCTTTTGGTCCGCTGTCGTCGAGAACCATCCGGAATACGATTCCATCGACGGATATAACGCCCTCGCTTCTCATTTGGACGGTGAGAATGTAGATCGCGCCGGCAAGGCTCTCGCCGAGGCTTATCCCCTCTTCCTCTCGAAGTCGCAGGCGGAGCTCTTCCGGAGGACAGTTTCAAAAGCCACCGGCGATGAGAGCGAGCAAGCCCAGGAAAACCCTACGAACGGCCGACCCGAATAGAGCTCGACTGGCTTAGGCTCTACGCCATCGCCATATTTGATCTCGGAATCTCGCTCCGTGAGCTCGGCGGGATGACATTCGGCCAGCTCGAAGCGCTCACGGCGCGAGCCGAAGAAGCACGGCGGGACGAAGTCTTTTATTCCGGCATCGTGGCCGCGGCCGTTTACAACGTCCATCGTGAATCTGGTACGAGTCCCATATCACCGAGAGACTTTCTTCCCGAAGAGCGTCCCGACCTCAGCGAGGAAGAAATTGCAGAGCAGTTCGCCGCAACACTCGAGAAGTTAGCGCGAATCAATTAAGCCATGTCACTAGGAACGCTCTACGTCGATCTGCAGGCGAACACCGGCGGCTTTGTCTCAGCCTTGTCCAAAGCGGCCGCCGAAGCGCAGAAGTCGACGAAGGAAATGTCTCGATCCTTCGGCGAGCTGCGTGAAATCGCGAGTCAGACATTCGGAGCCTTTGGAAACTTCAATCCCATCGTAAGCAAGCTAAGCCTCGGGCTCGAGGCGGCCGGCCGAGCCGCATCGAGCACGATGAAATCGCTATCGGGCGTGGGCGGAGCGATCGGGCCTCTCGCCGCTCTCGGCGCCGGCGCGGCCGTGGGCTTCACGGCGCTCGCGTCCGCGGCTGCTGGCGTGGCGATCGAGACGGCGAAGAGTGTCGACGAAATGGGGCATCTCGCCGAATCTTCTGGCGTTTCGGTTGAGATACTCTCGAAATTGTCCTTCGTCGCCAAGCAGTACGACATCGACCAGGAATCTCTCGCAAAGGGCCTGCAGATGATGCAGGTCCAGATGCTCAAGGCCGCAACTGCGGGCCCGAACGTCGTCACGGCATTCGATCGGTTGCATCTCTCGGTCCGCAACACCACGGGCGGACTGAAAGACGCCGATACGATGTTTACCGAGATCATCGCCAAGCTCAACGCGATGAAAGACCGAGCCGCGGCCGTGGGCTTCGCGCGCGAAATCTTCGGGCGACAAACGGGCGCAGCGGTGCTGCGAATCGATCCCTCGGGACTCGAGGATTGGAGCAAGGTCGCGAAAGAGACGGGCATCGTTATCAACGATCAGATGTTCGCTGCCGCGCATCAGTTTGAAACTTCTTTGAATGTCATTGGCGCTGCAGCCCACGGACTGGCGCTTCGTGTGGAGACGGAAATGCTGCCGGCCCTGCAGGCGATCGTCGACGCACTGGTGAAAGTCAGCAAGGACGGATCCAGCACCTTCAGCGACTTGCTTGCCGGGCTAAGTCCCATGATCAAGGGAATCCTGGCCGTCGGTCAGACGCTTTACGCCTTTCTCGACGATGCCGGCTCGACTATCGGGACGGACCTTGGTTATTGGGAGGAAGCCTTCGTCGGCTTTGCAGCCGTTGCCAAAAAAGCGCTGAAGTTCGATTTCAGTGGAGCCTCAGCGGTCTGGCATGAAGAGGTTGAACGCCTCACCGCGATCGACAAAGAGGGAGCCGCGCATCGAGCGCAGATCTGGGCTGACAACGACAAGTTTATCAAAGGGATTTTCGGAACGACTGCCATCACTCCGAGAGAAAAGCCAAAGCCCGACGCCGTAGACGCAGATATCAATATCAAAAAGCCCGGAATTCTCGGCATCCCGCCGGTCGATCAAATCGCGGATTTCGTTAGCAAGCTCGGACAGCAAGCACAGGCCGAGCTCAATCTCGCTGCGGCCGTCGCGAAATCCACGGCTGCGCAAATCCTACAGAAAGCCGCGGGAGAGGCGGACACGCAGATTCTCGAGAAGCGAAACCAGCTCCTCGATAAGCAGCGCACGCTCGAGGCCGAGCTCGCGAATGCCAAGAAAGAGCAACGGCCGGGCGACGTCACGAAATACCGACAAGAGATCTCCGAGGTTCAGGGCTATCTCGCCGAGCTCGATAAAGACGTGCCTCGGATCCGTCAAAACTTTGCGGAAATTGCCTCGGGGCAGTTCGGCGCCAAGGCCGGCAAGGATCTCGAGGATTTCATCGATAAGACGGACCGCGAGACAGCTGCAGCGGGAGAAATGGCCGCAGCGTATGGCCAGGGATCCGCCGCTATACAAGCGGCGCTCACTTCCGCAAAAATCGCACCCTTCGTAGACACGCGCAACGATCTCGGAGAATTGATTGAGGGCCTGAAGAAAATCGGCGCGCCGGCGGAAGACGTCGCCAAGCTGCAAACTGCATTCGATCAGCTTGGCGGCGCGATCGACAAGGCCAAGACCTCCGTCGCCGCTTTCGAGTCAGCTCGAATCTCTGAAGAGATCGCCAAAGAAAAAGAGCAGCTCGCGGGCGAAGCGCAGGCCTACCAAGTGCTCGCCGCGGCAGCCTTCTCAAGCCTTGCTGCGCAGCGCGAAGCCGACGCCCAGGCCGCCGCGATTCGCTACAGTACCGCAAATCCTGGCGCGACGAATTCTCAGCTTCAGGAAGTACATGACACCGAGCTCGCGAAGCTCAACGAGCAATATCAGCTCACGATTGCAAACGAAGCCGCGCAGCTCGACTTGAATGTCGCCTATGAAAACGAGAGAGAGAAGCTCGAGGCCGTTCGCGAAGTACTGCAGGGCATGGGCGCCGACACGCTCATCGTCGATGCCAAAATGCACGATCTGACCATCCACACCGCTACCGACTGGGACGATGCGGCGAACCAGATCGGCACTTTCAGCGAGCGCTTTCGCGCCATGATCAACGAAGTCGAGATCGAGGGCAGCACGTTCGGGGAAAAAGTATTCGCGACGTTTAAGAAAGGCATTGACGACGTCTCAAGCTCTCTCGCTGAGTTCATCGTCACCGGCAAATCGAATTTCCGTAGTCTCATGGATTCCATTGCCGAAGAGCTCCTCAAGGCGCAAATCCAGCGAGCTTTTGCAGGGATCCTCGGCGGCATCTTCGGAGGGCCGCAAGCCGGCAAGGGCACTGCCGTCGCCGGCGGAGTGGGCCCTGGCGGTACGGCCGGCACGTTTTCCGGACCGCTCGGCCTAGGAGGAGCGCTCGGGGGAGTGCTCGGCCTGGGCGGCGGCAAGAAACCGACGGGAACGGCGACGGACCCGATCTACGTCTCCAATGTGAGCGGCGGCGGAGGCCTCGGCATTCCTGGCAGCTCGAGCGGCGGATCCGCCGGCGGCTCAAATCCTTTGAGCGATCTAACCTCGAAGCTCGAGGGAATGTTTTCAAAGCTCCTAGGCGGACTCTCGTCCGTCTTTTCGCAGCTCGCGAGCACAATTGGATCCGCCGTGGGCGGAATTGCCAAAGGAATTGGCGCTATCTTCGGACTCGCCGGCGGCGGTGACGTCGTGGCCGGACGTCCGTACATCGTGGGCGAGCGGCAAGCCGAAGTTTTTGTACCCCGAGAATCCGGAAGCATCGTCAAGTCCGTGCCCGATTTTTTCCGCAACCTCGCGCGCCGAGACAACGGCGGCGACGTCACCGAGGGCATGCCCTACCTCGTCGGCGAAAGCCGGCCGGAAGTTTATATGCCCGACTCCGCGGCAAGATCAGCGGCCGACCTGTACCAAGGGACAGGTACCTACGGCCGCGGCGGCGGAGCCACGGTTAACTTTAACGTCTACGGCGTTCCC